GCCGCTATAAGCAACGCGATAAGGTTGCGGATTGGCATAGATAATTCTGTATTTTCATTCAGTTTTGGCATTAATCACACTTGTCCTGTCCTGCACACTCGGTAGGAAAACAATGCGCCATCATGCGGTAATATTCATTTTTATATGTGGCTTGCCACATATCTTCATTTATCAAGTATTCGCATTGAGCTTCTGTCATTGGTTGTTGCAAAGCAACCTGATTTCCAATGTACTGCCACTCACGACCGTCAAAACCCCACATGCTAATAACCATGATGAACAAAGTTTCAACCGTATGATGAACCTCACTCATCCGTGATTATCACCCACTGAACGGTGTTGGGAGTGCTTTCCGTTCTAAATTTTGTTGCAAACTCAGAACTTGAACTTTCTGTTACAGTTGGAGTTTCTTTATCACCAGTCATATGACCGTGTATCATCGCCGCCAAGATTGCGGCTATTACAACATTTTCCATGAACCTACTCTGTTATTTTTTCGACATCCACGCCGTGGTGCCCATGTAGGCGCCAACTATACCAGCGCCACTTAAGAAAATGAGGTCAGTAACAGCCCCCAAACCCTCAAGTTTTTCCGCAGAACACCACGGAGATGCTAAAAACACAGCATAACATCCCATAAAGATCAAGGTATATCTAGCCATACGCAGTTGAGCTAGGTTCTTACGGAGTTCCGTTTCAGTCTCCTTAATGGCCTTTACATGAGACAGTTCCTCGTCACTAACGATGCCATCACCATCTTCATCATAATCCGCGTAAACTGACTCCTTTTGTAACTTTTTCTGTGCCATATCATATCCTCGTTACAATGAATAACATTAACAAGAAAAGACCTATTGCTGCAATTATACCAGCCGCAATCAGTATATTTTCGGTCAATTGTTCCTGACGCCTTCTAGCCTCGATACGGGCTTTTTTCTCAGCCGCCTTAGCTTCTTGGATGCGCCTGTTTCTCTCCGCAATGATGCTTGCCCATGTGCCATGACCAAATCTCAAGTCAATAAGTGTCCTCATTTCTTGCAACTTTTCTTGAGCCAGCTTTGCATCTATGATTTCGTTGGCAACGTTCTCAACGCCAAACTGATCGGTCAGTGATTGACCGCTTCTTTTGTTACGAGCCTTTTGACACTCTTGTTCCCCACGGATCAAATCATCAATAGAGCCTGCTAGGCTCTTGATGTCCGAGGCAGTATCAATATTTGATTTTATGAATTCGACACTTTTCTGAACAAGCGCAATGCCTGTTAGAATTTCCGCAACGACCATGCCTCATAACTCCAGTTAGCTGGAGCGCGATGCCAGGTCCCTCTGGGTCTGGATGCGCTCACGATTCACATCTGCCCTTTCTGCTGCGATCTCTTCTTGGAGTTCGATTCTTGCCGCGTCAGTCGTAGCTCTTTGATTAGCTTTCTGACGTTCTAGTTCAAGTTCTGCGGCATCTTGTTGTGCCCTGCGCTGTGCTTCAGCGGCCTTGATTGCAAGCTCTTGTTGCCGTATCTGCACGAGCGGATCTGACTGACCCTCTGGCGGTGCAAGCATCTGTATTATCTCTTGAGTAAACTGTGCCTCAAGTTTTGCTACCTCTGCCTCAACCATATCCTCTGATATGGCGCCGGCAGCCTGCATTTGCTGTTGCGCCATCATAGGATCCATCGCACCCGTTTGTGCCAACATGGCTGCTTGTTGTGCCTGCATTTGCTGTTGCTGGACCTGTGCCATTACAGTCAAACGTGCCTTCATGGATATATGATCCTGAAGATGCCCCATGAATATAGCATAAATATTCGGTGATGTGGACACCAGTGGTAGCTTCATGAACGTAATATGTGTCATGATATGTGCATCATGATCCTGCTGTTGGAAGGCTGTCAGCAGTTCGCCTTGCATGCCTTTCGCGTTCTCGATGCTCGGACTCGTAGGCTGTGGCTCTTTTTTGGCCGGTAGTATCTCATCAATGTTCTGAACTTCCAGCGCCTGATACATGCGCTTAAATGCCTCATACAAATTATGTATCTGAGGATTGGATTGTGCCAGTTGAAGTTGTGTTTGTGCTAATGTGACACGCTGAGACATCGAAAAGATGTTGGGATCAGAAACAGGTATTACGTCTACTCTACCATCAAAATCCTGTGCCTTGATCTCTGAGGGTGCTCCGGCTACCTCATACGGATAAGTAGAAGGGAGATTTTCCGCGAAGATTCTTGCGAGGAGCCGGAACTCTGTTTTCTGAGCGTAGTGCAGGCGCTTATGAATAGCTGACATAACTTTCATGCCGCGCTCTAACAACGCTACAGTTGTACCTACAGGCATGTCACCGCCTTTGTTATCGCCTATCTGTTGATCTGCGATTGATACAAAACGGCGCCCACCTTCAATAAGTGACGCTAAAAGTTGTGCGAGAGTGCCAGACGGTTCTTTGTATGGCAAAGGTATGATTGAATTTCTGATGTCCCCACCAGGTGCATCTATATCTCTAAACTCACCAGGAGCAATAGGCTCATCATCATTACGAACACGAATGCCTCTGGCTTTGAAACCAGACGGCAAGTTGGCTAATGTGCCTGAGTCAATAAGTTGGCGAAGAATACTGGTGGCTGCTCTACCTAAACCGCCAATCATATGTATCAGACCAAAGCCATAGAACCCTAGGCCAGGTAAAAACTTGTAATGCACAAAATATTGACGTTTGCGCTTGAGTTGATCCTCTTGATCATAGTTGCGGACAATTGACAGGATTTCACCTGACCCGTGATCAATATTAACTATATATGGTAGTTTTATGCCTGTAGGCTGACCGTCTGCTGTAACATCTTCAAAACCCTCAAGATCCATTTCAACATGCATCTCAAGTATTACATGTGTCTCTTCCGTGTATCCTTTACTTAAACCCTCTATCTCGTCAACTTTGTCTCTTACCCTGTCGTCTGTATCATCTGACGTTGATATCTCAACGTCACGATACATGCCGGCAACCTGCATCTTACGAACTTGATTGTCGTCCATTCGCAGGACATGAGTGACACGAGGAGCCGTAGCAAGATCTGTGGCAGAATAAGAAACCACAAGATCTTCGGCTGGCACAAAAGCAGACACGGCTCTGTTTTTTGTGGGATCAAAGTAAACCTTTTTGAATGTAGAACCAGACAAAGGCAGATAGAACAGCATCTGGTCCGTATCAGGATCAAACTCCTCCATGACCTCAGTAACCTGATAGTTCATGAAGTTCTTGACCCGTGACGCCTGTGCTTCCTTCTCTTTAGTTTTTGATCCTAAAACCTGCGTTTTAACAGGTCCTCCTGCCGGTAGAAGCTCCTTGTACGCCTGTGCTTGGAACTGGGTAACCGACTCAGCTATCAAAGGATGTGTAACGCCTGACGCCCCTTCAAATGGCTGTGTGCGTTCTTGATACCGTATTCCAAGTAAATCAAGTCCTTTTGTGTAGGCTTCTTTCCAATCTTCACGAGACTCTTTGTCCTCCTCGTACAAACCACGAAGTTCACTAGAAATCTCACCAAGAACGTTTTCATCTATAATTTCTGCAAGATTTGCCATGTGGTTGTATGGTTCTGCCTCAACCATCATAGCTTCTGGCTGACCACCCATCAGTGCCTGAATGATTGCACTGCCGTCAGCCCCTTGCATAACCTCTGCACCGCCGGCAAAGTCTTGTGCCTGCGGGACTTCAACGGTCATCCCCTCTACTGCTTCAATGCCAGAGTCTGTCAAGCTGCCCATAGGTCTAGGTGGTAATGCCATTAGAAATATCCTTTGAATGTGCCTCTGCGTACCAAACCACCGTCACGCAGACCCTGTTCTTGTTTCACACGAGCAATAGCCTCGTTCAAAGAACCACCTTTAGCTTTCTTGACTGGCTCTTGTGCCGCCTTGAGTTCAGCAATCTTCTGTTCAAGCTCTTCTATTGTGGCAGTTCTGAGATCAAACTTTCTAGTAGTTTTCTTAGATGTCATTAGAAGTTCCCTTTAAACTCACCCAACGAAACCTTACCGCCGTTGCGGAACTCACTCAAAGAGCCACCTTTACTCTTTCTTTGGATAGTTTGACCAGGAAGTGTACCACTAGTATCAAACGTAACACCTGAAGACTTTTTCTTTGCCGCTGTCTCTGTAGGACGCTTTGGCTTTGGCTTTGGAAGTTTTGTAGGAGTCTTCGGACCACCCTCTTTAGGAGCCATAGTTTTTTTAGATGGCGGAGCATCAAGTTCTTTTCTAGCAAGCACGTTCCTTCTAAGTGCTCTGAACTTTTTAATTTCTGGTAATAATTCTTTTCTTCCCGCCGCGTTCAAACTCTCAAGGGCAGCTTGTGCTTTATTGACCTGTGCAACGGTGTTCATGTCCTTTTTGATCATGGCTCTGAGCTTCTTCAGATTGCCAATGTTCTCTTTTTGTCTGTCAGTCATCAATAATACTCCCGTTTCCTAGGATACCAATCATCATTATCGTTCTCGCCTTCAAGTTCGATAAAGCCACCCTGCCGGAAACGTATCAAAGCCATGGTCATGCTATCAACAAAATCATCATGCTCTCCGTGCGGAAATGCAAGACATTCCTCGATAACTTCCTCCGAGAACTTCTGTTCCGGTGCCCACACCATCCCCGCCTCAAACAGCGGCGCTACCGTGTGCATGCGGGTGATCTTATCACGACCCTTGCTTGGTGTATAGTTCATAACAGGAATGCCGGCTGCACGCAGTTCGTCCGTTAACGGTTGCCCTGAAGCCTTCGCTTCAATGATGACCATGTCCGGTTCCCAATACTCATACTCTTCGCTAGCAACGCTTTTAAGCTCTGGAAAATTCCATCTGCCGCGTCTCGCATCCATGAGAATAATATTGTCGGCACCAGTTTCTTCATTGGTAAATACTCCCCATGTTGTGATTGCAGAATAATCCGCAGACTCTTTCTTACTAAACGCGGTGTCATACGACTGTATGATATACTTTACCGTGGGTATCTCTTCCTTCTCCCACCAGTTCCACCATTCCTTCTTAACGATGGCGCCCTCTTCGGCTGTCGGGTTTTGTTGCCACTGTGCATTCCATTTAGCCACGGGCAGTGACGCTTTGACCTTAACTAACGACTCATGATCCCAAAACTCAGGCCATAAGGGCTTATCTGACGGTAAAATGGCAGGAAACTCCACAACGTCCCATTCATCAGCCAAAGTGTCCGTTCCTTGCATTTTTATGACCTGTCCGGTCAAATCTTTCATGCCCCAGCGTGTCATAACGATAATTATCGAGCCGCCAGGCTGTAAACGTTGCCTAGGACCAGATGTATACCACTCAAAAGCGTTATCGAACGCCGTAGATGACAATGCATCCTGCTCAGAGTGCGGATCGTCAATAATTAAGAGGTCTGCACCGCGTCCAGTCATCGCTGCACCCACTCCAGCGGCAAAATATTCGCCTCCAGCCGATGTTCCCCACCTTCCGGCGGCTTTATCGTCAGCTTTTAGCGCCGTATTCGGAAAAACGGTGTGATAATCGGGCGTATCAATCAAATCTCGCACTTTTCTGCCAAATCTGACCGCCAATTCGGTGTTATGAGTGGCCTGAATGATCTTTAGCTTCGGATTTCGCCCCAAAAACCACGCCGGCATCAGATATGAAGCAAATTCTGACTTAGAATGACGCGGTGGCATGTTCACAATGAGCCTTTTTAGCTCTCCGCGTGCCACTTTTTCCAATTTTTCAGCAATTACACGGTGATGACGGCCTTCAATGAACCCGTCATACACATGATGAACGAATGGCATGAACTTATCGCGTGCTTCTCCACGAATTTGCAGGCGAATTTGCTGATTTTGAAGCGCATAAATCTCTTTTAACGCTTCTTCGGGTACAGTATCAAACCTGTTTTCCAAGTGCCGCCCCTGTTGGAGACAATGCCTGTATACCAGAACGCTGTTGTTGTATGTATTCCGCCTGATTAGGTGTGTATGGCTGCAATGCAAACGGATTTGTACCAGCAAATGGCGTACCTTGCGTGAACGGAGCAAATAAAGTAGGCAATCCGGTTACGGGATTAATCTGAAAGCCTGTGCCAGCATCTTCCTCTTCTTGTTGATTAACTGGTGTACAGGTGCCGTTTATCATCTGAAACCCTGGTGGGCACGGATCATTCGGTGCTTTTGGTGGATCTTCAGGTCCTCCATCTGTTCCTCCAAAATTACCTGTCACTTGATTCTGAAACAGACCTGTGTAATCAGGGTCATTAGGTCCGCTATAAACCGGAGTACCTAAAAACCCTGTAGACATAGTGCCGCCTTTGCTACCGATTGGCACATCTGTGAAAGTGCCAGTTTCTGCATCAAACATAGGATTTTTGCCAGACATCAATCCAGCCTCTTGCTCTGGCGTTAAGTCTTGCCGAGCTAAACTAAACATTTGCCCTGCTGTCATAGCGGCTTGTTCTTGTGGTGATGGTAAACCCAACAATTCGCCTAACACTCCGCTAAGAGGTCCCGCCTGTAGCACCGTGTTCAAGGCCGTGCCTCTAGCATTTTGCCCAAATAAATCTTGATAGGCATCACTGAAAAAACTAGGATCTTGACCAACTGGTTTTTCAGCAGATGGAGAACTAGCCGAGATGGCCGCTTGTATTTGCTCAGTCAAGGGGTCGGTAGCCGTGGTGCTAGTTGCGGGAGCCGTGGTGCTAGTTGCAGCAAATTGACTAGGCGACATGGTTGTTCCAGAGGCTACTAAAGCATCCGTGACCTCTCGATCACGCGATGTGCCAGGGTAATCAAGCATTCCACTGACGGCATCAACGGCAACATTTGGCGCTGATGGATCAAATGTACGAGGATTAGCCGTTCTGCTGGTTTCAATAAACTCAGGTGGGCCTTGCAACTCTGGGCGTGACGTAGGCAAAGCGGCAGGACCTCCGAACTTTGGATCATTAACAAGGTTCATGTTATCAGTGCCAACAACATTCGCCGCCGTTGCCTGCGGCGTAGACATGATGCCCACAGGTGTTGCTCTACCAGCTAATCTATCTTGAGCCGTTTGTAAGGTTTCAGGAGTTACACCTGGTGCAAAAGGAGACATTGCCGGAGCATCTTGAGTTATCGTTGGCTGATTTTGTAAGCCAGATGTTATGTTACTAAGATTTTCGGCAGTTTGCGCCTGCTTTGCTGCAATTCCTCTGTTGATTTGATCCTGAAGAATAGATGCCATTGGATTTGTAGGTATAGCACGCTGATTTGGCATGAACGCAGATGACCTGCTTATATTTGCACGGGGTCGTGGTCCTATGCCCGTTGTTGGAGCAGTGATGCCTCTTTGGTTTGGCATACCCGTAAAGGTAGGTGATGTGGTGGCAGCAGTCGGAACTGAAGTTACAAAGTCAGGTGCTCCTAAAATCCTGTCAGCAGCACCCTGCACTTGTGCGGCTTGTGCGTCTAAGGCCGACTGAATATTCGCCTGCGCCTTTTGTGCCCCCTGATCCGTGAAGTTGCCGGCCTTAGTAACATCACCAGATGTGTAATTTGCCAAAGAATTTGCAACGGCGCCTTGTGCATCGTTATCATCATCAACTAATCCAGCCGTGTTTTTCGCCGCCGCAAGAGATTCCGCTGTCGCCGCGTTCAACGCATCAAAGTTAGGACCCTTCTTACCAGTGCCAACACCGTCCGTGTAACCGAGCTTCGCATCCTGCTCCATGCTACCCGTGATAGACTTGCCATCTACACCAAAAGTGTTTCCCTTATCGGATTCGTCACTTGTTTTACCTTTCCCCTTTGGCTGATTACCAGAAGTCACACTGTCTGGTCTTGGATCACCTGGTGCGCCACTTCCACTGCCACCGCCATCATCACTAGGACCTTTGTCAAAGCAGTAATATTGCTCTTCCCATGGATCACGTTCTATCGCAATCACCGGACAGGCATCGTTCCAACTCTTTTTTAGTTCTGGGAAGATAACTTTCATCTAAGTCTCCAAGCCTTACCGAGCCTACGCCCGTTTTTGCTCCTGCGCCAATACGCAACTTTATGATTTGTCGTTTCACTCAAGTAACGGCGAATGTCTCTACCAATGTAGAGTACACTATCAAGCCCCACCATGTCCACTATCCACAACTCCTCTCCCTCACTTCGCATCAATACTTCACTCCAGTCAAACTCCGAAGTGCGTGCCTCCTCAGATGTGAAGTACGCCCAAGTCACAAAACCAACCAAGCTGCGCTCACGAAAGTAATATCGTATTCTGCCACTCGCCACAGAAGCCATGATCCGTGTGCCAAGTTCCGAGATGCTCTTGTCTCGATACACGGGCGCCGTTACCAGTAAAGGTAATATCCTACCCAACATCTCAAATGGATTTATATACGAATTTTTTTCGGGCGCTTGGGACTCCATAGGCCATTCCTACAATTTAATTGTGGATCTTGCAACCTGAACCTTGGTCGAATGGAAAAACACAGGAATAAATGTACCCAACTAGGGCGGGTGGGTGGGTGGCGCCGACCCGTTTTTTTGTCAAGGGGGCTGGGGGGTCAAACATTTGACATCCCCGCCCGATTCGGTCAAGTAACCCCTGGCTGTCAAGTGCTAAATACGTCAAACGTTTGACATATTAAATGTGTTTTACTTGTGGGTTATGTGTTGCATGTTGTAGCATGTGGTGTTAAAGTCTATAGACTTTAATGAATGGAGGACTAAACAATGCAAGCATTACTAAAAAACACTCAGCGCACTAACGACATCAATAGTATCATTCTGGATTTTATTGGGGTCATTGGTGCTAGATGCAATGAGGCCGCCTATAAGGCATTGGGTAGGATTGAGGGTCGCGCTAAAAAGTTGCGGTCTGATATGAAAGCCAATGCATTAGCCAATGGCATTGCATATGAGGACAAGGACAGTCCACAAACCAGAAATGGTTATACAGTGAATGCCTATACGTTTTATCCGCTGAAGTGGAATAAGTAAATGCGGATCGTTAAACTATCAATGGTGCTAGCAGGATTAATCCTGCTAGCTACCGTACAAGCATTGTACGGGCTGGTTGATCCGCTCGACAATTTCACTGATCAACTGATGCGATTAGCTATGATCATATATGCTGGCGCCGCTTTTGGTTGCGCCATCTTGTTACATATTATGAGGCGCCGCTAGGCGCCTCTTTTGTTTGTTTTTTGTTTGTTTTTGTATATAATCATTCATGAGGGGTAGCAATGACCGCCGACCAGACACGCGACCAGCACCCCTCCTTTTAGCTGTCTATATGGAGGACAAAATGGAATATCGAATAAAGCAATATAATACGCCTAATTTACCCTGTGACTATTACGTTGCAGATATAAATGGTAACAAGGTGACAGACCCGACACCCAATATAAGAACAGCCGAAATGATGCTAATGGTTCAGCAACAAGTGAATGATAGTAAATATCGGACACATTCAGAGTGCGAAGACTTGTTTGCAGATATGATAGAGATGCTATAAGAGGACAAAATGAAATACAGATATTTAACTAAGGTGTGCAAGGATGGAAAGCGGCGTCTCATTGAGACAATCAAGCCTATTCCACTAGCGGCTCAAAAGCTCCTAGGCTTGGAGAATGTCCCGCGAAAGCGCAAAGAGTTTGAGCATGACGGAATCATGATAACAGATCGGACAAAATCACCATGCGGTAGATTCGATCTGAATGACGAAGAGTCGGACAAACTTTATGGTAATGCATAATATCCAATGGGACAGCGTATTTATGATAGGCTGTCTCATCTTCTACGCTATCGGATTAGTGACGCTAATATATATTGCCATTAAGGATGAGGATTAAATACTAGTCCTCCATACTAGTAGGACGGGGAGCCTCGAGGCTCCCCGTTTTTATTATGCCCGAACCCCGAACCGCTGCCCGAATGATTGCGCTTGTTTTTAACTTGTTCCTGGCGTACAATTAACTTGTTAATCATGGAGGGTTTAACAATGGAAAAAATTAACAGCTCAATAATATATCGGGGTCGGTCACTTATTGACCCCAACGAAAATATCGTTGTCGTTGCTATCGTAAAAAGTAGCAATACGAAAACGGGTAATATGGTTCAAACATATATCTTATGTGACAACGGCAACGACCCAATGCTTAATAATAAGCTAGGTTTGGATTTTTCAATTTGTGGAAATTGTAAACATAGGGGCACGCCCGTTGACATAAACGCGACCGGAAAGCATGCCAAGGGTCGCACTTGTTACGTTAAATTGTTCCAAGGCGTTTTGCATGTTTGGAAGCATTTACAAAAAGGCGGGTATCCGGTCGCGACCGGACACGCTGAAATTGCCAAACTTGGCGCCGGTCGCATGGTACGAATCGGAACCTACGGTGACGGTGCGGCCGTGCCTAGTTATATTTGGGACAGTCTTTTGACTGATGCTATAGGGCATACCGCATATAGTCATCAATCAGACATTCTAGATGTTGACCCTAATCTTTATATGATTAGCGCCGATACAAAAGCCGATGCCTTAAAAGCATGGGACAATGGCAAGCGCACATTCCGCGTTATTGATAACGTTGATCAAGTCATCAAGGGTTCAGAGATCCTATGCCCTGCCAGTAAGGAAGCAGGCCGACGTGCTACTTGTGACACTTGCAAGCTATGTAGTGGCGCAGCGACTAAGGCAAAATCAATCGCAATCGTGATGCATTAATAGGGGCGCTTCGGCGCCTCTTTTACTATCAGCCAGGGACAGCTTATCGTTACTGTTGCACTTGTGCCCCAGCCCCTGACCCCTGGTCCAGGGCTCGATGATCCCCGAACCCCGAAGTCCCGAACCCCGAACCCGACTCCCGAATTGCTGCCCATAGGTTATCGTACCCCGAACCTTGGAACACGGCCTCTGCCGCCAGTCCCGAACGCCCGACATCCAAGGATCCCGAACCCCGAAACAAAAATAGGTCGCCCGAAGAGAGGTGCTTAACCAAGATGAAAGACAAGCCGCCCGAACGAGAATACGCGGTATTCCAAGCAATTTGATTTGGAGACAGCCTGACAGTATTGTTTTTTGTTGTTTTTAATTCTAACCAAAACACAAGCCCTGCCCATACTATATGTACGTCAGGAACACCACCACCGTGACGGTTTTCAATTCGCGTTGTGTGACAGTTCTTCGGCAGGTTTCGTTTCAACGTGTTCCAAAAGTTCACCTCTGGTGTCGGCATCTTTGACCTCTGTAAATTCACCCTCAATAAATGCTTGGGGATATTGTTGTCTAAGTTGTGACAGTCTTGCGGTGATCTCTTCTCGTGACAGGTCATCAAGCTGATGAATCTGTTCGCGCCTATCAACAGTCAATCCACCAAGTGCAGATCGTATTTTTTCGGCGTTGATTGCGGCTGAAAATTGACCAGCTTCTTCAGCACCAGCAGACAAATCATGTAGCCGTTTTAATTGACCAATGATCGTGACGCCATATCTACGTTCACGCTCTTCGCGTAACTCTTGTATATGATCGACTAAATGTGGGAATTTTTTGCCAGCTAGTAAGTGCCCAGCAATGCTAGCGGCTGATGCAGAAGCATATCCAGCCCGTCTCGCGCATTCAGCGTTAGAATAAATGCCTTCAACATACAAACGCGCAAACTCTTTTTGACGATTTGTCAGTTTGCGTCCAGTCGCTGCGTCCATGTCATCTGCAAGAATGTCGGTGTTCTTGTTACTCATGTTACACTTGTATCGTATAGAGTACCAAATTTGCAATTTTTTATTGGTTATAAATTTTTAGATTTTTGCAAAAGTGGTGAAAAACGTCTTAGAAGTGTAACAAGTGTAACAAAAAACGCGAGAAGTGTGCCAAGGGCAAAGGCTGGTCCAGCCATCATTACAGCATACCTTGTTACACTTGTTACACTTGTTACACCCCATTTGAAAAAATTTTCAAAAGTTTTTTTTCACGAGAGAAGTGTAACAACTGTAACAAACTAAACCAAAACATAAGAACACTATATATAGGTTGCATGTAGTAGCGCATATTGTTATAACAATTAAATATACTTTTGCTTGGAGGACAATATGGAAGCAGTACAAAGAATCGAGGTTCGTGGTTCACGGGTCGAATACGTTGTTTATTGTGACTGGTGCGCTGGTCATGGTTTCGTGTCGGATGCACATGGTGACGTTGTTGATTGTGACAAGTGCCATGGTACATGCATCAAGTTTCAACATGTAGTGGGAGGTGATGATGCCTAAGTTTAACATCCAGCTTTGCCGTTTCATGTATCAATCTGGCACGGTCTTTGTTGAGGCCGAAACAGAAGAGCATGCCATTGAGATGATTGAACAGGATATGGACGATGCGTGGGAGAATGCCACGATTGATGATGAGATTTATCCAGAGGACACGACTGTTCAAAATGTAACCTTATGTAAATTTATGGAGGACAAATAATGTTTAGTTTTACTTTTAAAAATGGTGACATACTCGCGTTGAGAGGTATCAAGCATTCTGAGTTCGCGTCACATGAAACACATTGCTTTGAGGCTAGTGTGTATTTCAACGGCAAAAGGATCGGCTATGTATCGAATGATGGTCAAGGCGGTTCTGATAATTTTGGTGGTGACTACAAACTGTGGGACAAGATTTCTGCGCGGTTGGAAGAGGAACATCCCACCTATTATTGTGAGTTCACACAGGAACAGTCGCATAGAACTATGGAAGGCTGGGTCTGTATGCAAGTCAACAAGTGGCTGTCTCACAAAGATTTCAAAAGGACGATGAAATCAAAAGTTGTGTTCACTGAACCAACATCTGACGATCCAAAGGCGATACAAGTTATCGGTTTCAAGGGCACTCGTAAGATTACCCCAGCGCATGTCGCGCACATCAAAAACAAGTATCCAGATTATCAGGTGTTGAATGATATGCCAGAGGCAGACGCCTTGGCAATTTGGAATGAGGGTGTTTGATGACTGAACAAGAAAAGAAAAATGCTTTGTCTATCGTGTGGGATGCACTTCATGCAGATGATGGAGATGAGCAATGGGATGATGAGGCATGGGACAAGATTTGTGGGGCGATGGCAAACATCACCGAAGAACTTGGCTTAGATTCTGGAGAGTGCCATGACTAACGGTAGTCCAAGGGATCGTGGTTCGGCTGACAGATATTATGGTCGTCAGTTCGAACCACATTATTATCCGAACGGCACAGGTAAGGGCGTTCGGGTTCATCAGGTCTTTATGACTGAACAACAAATTGCCGACTATAAAGATGGTTGGGATAACGAAGAAGATAGAAAGGAATGGTAAAATGGGATTGGATATGTATCTGACTGGAGATAAATTTAAGCGTACTCAATACGCGAGAGACGATAAGAATAACTTTTTACGCGATGAAGATGGTGGGATTATTCCGATTAACGAAGTCTTTGTCGATGGATTCAAGTGTACCAGCGAAAAACTTGAGTTGGGATATTGGCGTAAGCATGCGCCTCTGCATGATTTTATCGTGAGGGCGTTTGCCGATGGCGAGGATAACTGTCGTCCGATTAATTTGCATTCTGAAGATTTGCGATGGATCGCCAAGGTTTTGCGTGGCGAGGATGGTGAATATGGATTGCCATCTAATGAAGACGTTGTTCGTGGTTGTTTCTTTGGTAACGAAGAATGGTGGGATGAGTTGCGAGAACGTGCCGATGAAGATGCGGAGATTTTTGAGAAAGCCGCTAGCTGGTTAGACGATGACCAGCAAAACGAACTATTCTGGCACTCTGTCGAATACCAAGCGAGTTGGTAATGAACGTCTTATCTCTGTTTGACGGTATGTCATGTGGGAGGCTTGCCCTTGATAGGGCAGGCTTTCCTGTTACAAATTATTTCGCAAGTGAGATCGACAAGTACGCGATCCAAGTTGCAAGGGCAAATTATCCTGACACGGTGCATCTGGGCGATGTGACGCAAATCAGGGCAGAGGATTTGCCACCCATAGATTTATTGATAGGCGGCTCGCCTTGCCAAGGTTTTTCGTTTGCTGGCAAGCAATTGAACTTTGATGATGAGCGCAGCAAATTATTTTTTGAATTCGTTCGCCTGTTGAAGGCGTTGAAACCTAAGTATTTCCTGTTGGAAAACGTTCCGATGAAACAAATCTATCAGGACGTTATCAACGAACAGTTGGGCGTCAAACCTGTTCGGATAAATTCCAACATCGTATCGGCGCAGAATCGGGATCGCTTGTATTGGACAAACATTCCAGTCAAGTCGTTGCCCGAAAACAAACGCATATATCTTAAAGACATTTTGCAGGATGTGAGCGAGATAGGCGAAGAATATTATCATAGTATGAAGTCTGTCGCGTATGCGGATGGGTACGAGCAAATGTCTTTTAATTTTAGCGAACCTGATACGAAGTCAGGTTTGATCATGGCAGGGCAAGCGGATCTCAAAGGTCATGATTACAATCGCAGGGTTTATCATCCTGATGGCAAGTCGCCGACATTAGCGGCGGCATCCGGCGGCAATCTTGAACCGAAGATATTGCAAGTGCCAAGGGGCAAGAACCAAGGCGGCATCAAAGCGAAGGACGGTAAGGTTCCGACCATGAGCGGTTCGGCATGGGAACAAAACAATTTTGTAATGGGTCGCATTGTCAATCGGAGGTTGAACTACAAGGGTGACCGCATGGATGATGATAAGTCTGTCCCATTTACACAAAAGGTTGAGACACGCACAGATAACAAGTCGAATTGTCTAACAACCGTTGATAAAGACAATGTGGTTGTAAACGAAAGTGAATTGCGTTGGCGCAAGCTGACGCCTGTTGAATGTGAGCGTCTGCAAACAGTACCGGACAACTACACCGCGCACGTTTCAAATACTCAACGCTATCGCATGTTGGGAAATGGGTTTACCGTTGATGTTATCTGTCACTTGTTGAAGGGGATACATGATGCTGTCGATAAGTAGATGTAACAACTGTGATAATAAAGCCGCCGCAAAGGACGGTAAGATATTCCTTTGCACAGACTGTTGGTTTCAAATTTATGGAGGAGTAAATGGGAAAAGTAAAAGAATGGCTGATGGATATGGAGGAGGATGCCATGTCTATGTCGCAGGAGGAATGGTGCGCCAAACACGGCGAGAGCGTGATCGAGGTTTATCATGAAGCACGAAGAAAATTTGCTGAACATGTGGAGGGAAATGATGAGTGATTCAGATTGGACATTGAGCTTCCTGTCATCAGTGGCAGGGACATTCGTCAGCAAGGGTGAGGGCGAATTGGGCACTCATTATGCGTGGGCAGCCGGAGAAAGTTCGGATTATTGGATGCAATTGATCGTGTCTAGGGACGGAGATAAGAAACAGGCTGTCGTGATCCACTCGTTTCCGGCACCTGAACCAGAAATGTATTCTGTGATCGGATATTGCAGATATCATGACATCCAATGCGAGATTGATGAGAGCCTACCCGATGATGGTTGTAATGCAACTGTCGAAGTTACGGCTCATTGAGGTATTGCCATGAGATGTTTTAAGTGTAAGTCCGACACGGTTGTTAAGGACAGTCGCCCAAAGGATGGATCAATCCGAAGGCGCCGTAGGTGTTTGAAATGCGGTAACAGGTTCTCGACTATCGAGGTCTTGGTCGTGGAACAGGTTAAGGAACCAGTTTTGCCAAAGCATGCGCCGATCCGAAAAAAACGAATTGCAAAGCCCAAGTTTGAGGATTTGGACTTTGATAATATGTCAGACGCGGAGATCGAAGCCGCGATGGAGAACTACCGATGATCGTAAAAGCGATGGCCTTGGTATGCACCGTGTTTTCTGGCGGTGAGTCAAAGTGCGTGACAGAGTTTTATCCGCGCACTTTTGACAATGTCCAGTCATGTAACGTGCAACTTTTGCAGTGGCGCATGTATGAATTGCCAAGAAACAAAAAAATAGTGCTGGATGATTGCGTGATAACAAGCTATAAACAGGAACAATAATAATAAAAAATAATTTTATTGTAAGAGGAGACATGAGTATGTCAGTAGAGACTAAATATTTGGTCAACGACACGTTGAATTTACTGCGGGGCAAGCTGATTCGGTATCTTTTGGAGGATACCGACATGCGAGTGATTGCGAACCTGGTCCAGGTCGCCGATCAAAATAATCTTGTATATGATCCAGAACATCAGGTTTATGTGCAGGCTGCCCCCGCCCCGAAAAAACGTGGCAGACCAAGAAAGGAGGATTAAATGCCCCCGAAAAGAGGAAGACCTCCAGTGGATGAAAAGGCAACGTTTCGTAACGTTGCTGTCCCGATAGAGGTTTATGAAATGATCAGGGAGTTAGCTGGAGTGGAAGATCGAACAATCGCTAGACAGCTTTCAGTCCTGATTAAGCAAGCCTATCTTGCACACAAAAACCCGACTGACTTGGACATTAAATTAGGAGGATTAAATGTTCGATAAATTATTGAAGTTACTTTTGCCGACATGCTTTTCAAAACCCGAAAGAGCCAGGGATGAGAGGGGTAGACTAGTTGGTGACGACAAGAAGACCCCGACCATCAACGAGGCTTGGAAGGATGGGAAAGCCCCGAAGAAGAAGCGGGGTCGTCCCCCGAAAAAGAAAAAATAATCTTAGGGCGCTTTACGGAGCGCCCTATTTTTTTGCGCTTGTGTTTGAATCGACTGTGATCAAACCAACGTTTATTCTTCATCAGCCCTTTCACCCTGACAGCATTCACTAATCACTAACTGACATACTGCACATTGTATGTGACCGTGAACTTCTACGGGTGGCATAGATGATTGACATCGGGGGCATAGACCATCAGCGATGTGCCGTGCCATACTGCCATCACCCTGCTCTATCATCTGTCTCCTCCGACTTGCTTGCCCGATCCTGTCTCTTACTATTGAGCGATATGATGTTGTCACGACCCAACTCCCGAATATATTTTTCAGATATGTTTTGATCTATGCCGGTCAACTTTGAAAAGCGATCAACCGCCTGTGCAAGTGTCAATCCACCCTTCTTGTAATCAATCAGGATATCAATTGTGCCCTCTACCGTGGGACTAATGTTAACCATTCTCGTGCCTCCTCTCCAAGAACTCGTGCGCTTATATCTATCTTACCACGAAGCGCCTTGATGATCTTCTCATCAATCGTCCCATCAGCAATCAAATCAATATATGTCACTGGATTTTTCTGACCTATACGGTGGCAGCGATCTTCTGACTGGGTTCGTGTTTCAAGATTAAAGTCATTAGCATAATAGATCACTGTGTTGGCCTTGGTCAGTGTAAGGCCATAACCTGCGGTGGCTGGATTAGCTACAAAGAATCGAGCGTCTCCATCCTGAAAGTTGTCGATGGCAAGTTGCCTGTCTTTTTCTGTCGTGTCGCCGTAGTAAGATACAACCGATGTTTCACCATACACCTTTGTAAGCTCCGAACGGATATTGATGATATCATACCTGAATCGTGACCAGATAAGGATCTTGCCCGATATCTCCTCGATACATTCCATCATGGCACCGAGCCGCTGTGTTGGCACTTCAAGCAGATCGCCATCATCAGTCTTGATATGCCCCGACAGGATTTGTTGCAGTCGTAACATCTGTGTGATGATCTGTGGTGCGGACACCAAGTCGCCGTTATCCAGAAGCGTAATAGCTTCCTTCTGCAAATCCTTGTACATACGGATCTGTTCCATGGTCAGAGATACATGACGCACGGTGTAAGTTTTATCCGGCAGGTCCAGACAATCCTTCTTCAATACCCGATAGATGTGCGGATCTATCTTTGCAGTCAGTTCTTCCAAGTTTCGATAGCCAAGCACCTGTTGAAAGCTGTGTGCACCCATGCTGCGCTTTTGAAGCACGGCATATCTGTTTTGGAACGCATAGAATGATTCAAAGCCAAGGATCAAAGGATTGAGGAACTGAAACTGTGCAAACAAATCCATTGGAGATTTTGTGACAGGCGATCCCGTCAGGATGCGTTTGTACTTGAACTTTGCCGCGATCTTAATTAGAGACTTTGTGCGCTTTGCCTTATGGTTCTTAATCGTAGTCGATTCGTCTACAGCTATAAGTGCATTGCGCCCGAATCTTTCAGCCATCCATTCGCCGGCTGCCTTACCCTTGGCACTAGAAAACGCCTCCACATTCATGACGAAGATTTTTACAGCAGGATCTTCGCTAAAAAAGAAAGCCTTTGCCTCTTTCTTATATGATTGTGTTTGCGTTGCCTGCCATGCCAGCACTTGGTGCGATACATCATCCGAAAAGTGTGCCGGTATTTCCTTATTTATCCAGTTGCGGTACACGCCTTTGGGTGCAATGATTAATGCAAAGTTAATCTTCTGCTGATCGGCAAGTGTCGCGATAGTGTCAATCAATACCTTCGACTTACCAGTGCCCATCTCCATAAAAAAACCAAAGGACGCCTTATCAATACTACGATCCAATGCCTCGATCTGATGTGCATATGGTGTAGTTTTGAATTTGTAGTTGACAGTCATCCGATGTCCTCCTATGTTGAACATAGTTGTGCGAAGTGGTTTCGTCAACACCAAACCTGAAGAGGATGTACTTGCTATGAAGCAGAGTGAAACAATCTTTGAAGAAGAAATGTTTGCTGACGCAGCGACACTCGATAATGTCGGGGCTGATGAAGGTAAACAACTGTCTGGCTTGGTGCGCCAGCTTAATAATGTGAACCAGCAAATAGAAGACGCTGAAACACATCTCAAAGCACTGAAACAAGAAAAACAGAGGATGGCGTTTGAACAGATACCCATGCTTATGGATGAGATGGGTATAGAGCGTTTGGATGTTGACGGTGTGACCGTCAAGCTGAAGGCGTTCGTGTCTGCGTCAATCCCTGCTGACCGGAAGCAGGAGGCTTTCAATTGGCTCCGAGAACATGGTCATGACGACATAATTAAGAACGACATCATCGTGTCGTTTGGTCGTGGGCAAGACAACCAAGCTGGCGATGTCATGTATGACCTTGAACAGAAGGGTTTTCACCCAGAACAAAAAGAACATGTCCACTCAATGACACTTAAAGCGTTTGTGAAAGAGCGTGTCGAACAGGGCAAGCCTATTGATTTGGATTTGTTTGGAGCATTTGTAGCTAGAATTGCCGAGGTTAGGAGGAATAAATGAGTAACGTAGTTAAAAAAGAAGAGGCTGGTCTGCCAGCCGAATTGATGGACGACATCATGTCAACTGCTGGTATGGGCGTAGATTACGATACGTCAGAATTGCAGATACCGTTCATCCGTGTGATACAGGCACTGTCCCCACAGATTAAGAAGAGCGATCCAGCGTTCATTAAAGACGCGGCACAGGGTGACGCCTTCAACACAGTGACTGGACAGTTTTGGTCGGGCGAGGATGGCATCACGGTCATTCCATGTTTCCAAGAAACAAAATACTTGGAGTTTATACCGCTTGACCAAGGTGGCGGCTTTGTAGGAGAGCGAACCGTCACCGATCCAGATCTGGCAAATACCGAACGTAATGGCGCAAAAGAAATTTTGCCCAACGGAAACGAGTTGGTTAAGTCAGATCAACACTATTGCATTGTCATTGGGGAGGATGGCATGCATCAACCGGCAATCGTGGATATGAAGTCAACGCAACTGAAGGTCAGTCGGCGTTGGAAGACACAGATTGCCATGCAAAAGGTAAAGGACGCAAAGGGTCAGATGAGAACACCAGCGTTGTTTGCCACCATGTGGAAACTTTCGACCACCGAGGAGTCTAATCAAATGGGCACTTGGTACAACTGGCAGGTTGAAAAGGTCAGCTTCGTGCAGGACAAGGCATTGTTCGATGAAGCAAAGTCGTTCCGCGAATCAATTGCTAAAGGCGATGTCAAAGCCGCAGCGGATCCTGAGATTAAAGGCTCGGATAGCACCGATGATCTCAAGGATGACGACATCCCCTTTTAGTAGTTTGGGGGAGGGCAACCTCCCCCATTTTTCGTGGAGTATATTATGAGTTTAGCTGACCGCTTTGCGGCGGCGTTTGAAGGATCAAGCGTTGCACACGGTCAAACTACAGTGGGGAATGTAAGGAAGAACGGTAAGACAGAGGCACAAAGTTACATTGTACGAGAGCCAATGACGATGGATCTAATCAAAGGTCATTTGGAAGGTGGGACAGGAGTCGGATCTATTCCCATCAATGATCAGAACATGTGTAAGTTTGGTGCGTTAGACATTGATACATATCCAATTGATCATGTCGCCATACTCAAGAAGTGTCGCCGTTTTAAATTACCACTGGTTGTTTGCCGGTCAAAATCAGGAGGGGCACATCTGTTCTTGTTTACCAAGGACTGGATTACTGCCACTGATATGAGAGATCATCTCACCGAGTTCGCTGCTGTGCTTGGTTATGGTGGCTGTGAGGTGTTTCCAAAACAAAACAAGATCCTTGCCGAGCGTGGTGATGTGGGTAACTTCATCAACCTGCCATACTTCGACTCGGAGAATACTTTACGATATGCAGTCAATGAGAAGGGCGAGGAACTATCGCTTGAACGATTCCTGAACTATGTGGACAGGGTCACGACTACCTTGGAGGACTTACGGAGTTTAGATTTTACAAGTGCCGATGATGAATTAAAGGAGATGCCGCCATGTCTTCGGATTATGTTTGCGACCTCCGTACCTGATGGCACGAGAAATAAGGTCATGTTTCATGCCGCTGTGACCGCAAAGATGATGCACCCAGATACATGGGAACAAACATTGGAGAGGTGGAACCAGAAGTATTGCAAGCCATCTCTGCCAGCTAGCGAGATTGTCACCATACAAAATCAACACAAGAAGAAAGAGTATGGCTACCTGTGTAAAGAAGAACCCATGGGCAGTCATTGTGACAAGGCCGCATGCCGAGGGGCAAAGTATGGCGTAGGCAAGAACGGATCAATGCCAGGCATCACCGGCCTGACAATACAAAAGTCAGAGCCTCGATTGTACTTCCTTGATGTTGATGGCAGGCGCTTAGAGTTATCCACTGAACAGTTACAGATGCCGTTGCAATTCCAACGTGCTTGCATGGAACAGTTGGATGTGATGCCGCCAGTCATGAAAGCCGCTGAATGGCAGACATATGTAAACAAACTTCTGGAACAGGCAACGCATGTCGAGGTTCCAAAAGAACTTACGATCAAAGGACAGTTTGAAGAATTACTGGAGATCTATTGTAACAGCCGCATCAGAGCAAAGTCACCGCAGGAGATGGTACTGGGTAAGCCATGGACGGAGACAGATTTGACGATGTTCACGTTGAAGGGACTGATGGAGTTCTTGCGTAACAGAGGTTTCAGAGAACTCAAGCGTCCACAGATACAACAGCGGCTCAAAGATATAAACGGTGGGCATGAGTGTAACACCGTTTACAAGTTTAAAGACGAAGATACAGGTCAATGGAAAAATCTTCGCGTCTGGTTTGTACCAGAGTTTGACTCAACTGAAACCGACCTACCAATAGAGGAGAAAGAAAATGACATACCCTTCTGATAACGAAGAGTATCTCAAGGTTGGTGAAGTGGCAGAAGCCTTGGGAGTGGCAAGAACAACCATATACAAATGGGTGAGAACAGGACACTTCCCAAAACCTCTCGTGCTCGGACCTGAAAACGACAAGAACAGTACGACACGTTGGTTACGCACCGAAATTGATGATTGGATCAGGGCAAGGCCAAGGGAAAAGAGCGATGGCTGAAGAGTCACTCATCTTTGGTCCGCCTGGTTGCGGTAAGACACACACCATGATTGAAATCGTGCGCCAAGAGTTAGCTAATGGCACACCGCCTGATCGCATTGGCTTTGTGTCCTTCTCTCGTAAGTCGATAGAAGAAGCCAGATCGCGTGTGAGTTCAACGCTCCAGCTTACCGAAAAGGATGTCCCGTGGTTCAGGACACTACACTCGATAGGCTTCAATTGGCTGGGCATGGAGAAGAACGAGACGATACAGCCTCACGATCTCCGCACGTTAAGCAACACGTTAGGTATGGAGTTTGATCGTAGCACCGCAGAGGTCATGGAAGAGGGTCTGATACCCATATCTATGAGAGAGGGCAATCGTTACTTAAATGTAATTAGCCGTGCCAAACTGCGCTGTGTGTCTTTAGAGGAAGAGTATAATGACCTTGGGGACTATGATCTGTATTGGTCAATGCTACGCCGTGTGGATGCGATATATAAAGAATACAAATCTGACACTGGTAAGTTTGATTTTACAGACATGATTGAACTGTTCGTACAACAAGCGACAGGACCTGCGCTTGAAGTGTTGATCGTGGATGAGGCGCAGGATTTAACGCCGCTGCAATGGCAACAGGTAAACATATTAAAAGAACGAGCCGAAAGGGTTTGGTACGCAGGCGATGATGACCAGTGCATCCACCGTTGGAATGGTGTTGATTTGCATAGTTTCATGAACGCTTGTGACAATAAGACAGTGTTAAGTCAAAGTTACCGTGTGCCAAGAGAGGTCTTTGATTTAGCCAATGAAATTGTGGACAGGATACAATACAGACAGGAAAAGAACTGGCGTCCACGGGATGAGGATGGATGCGTAGATTTTCACATGAATTGGTATGATGTGAATATTGATGAAGGTTCGTGGACAATCATGGCTAGAACTAATAAAGCCTTGAACAAAATTCACAATACTTTACGCGATGACGGATATTTGTTTGAACGGTTTGGTAAGTCTGTGATCTCGCTTGAACTGCTTGAGGCCATGAACGTATGGGAGCGGCTGTCAAAGGGGCAGACTGCTAACGTGGGTGAGATCAAGAAGATGTACACCTATATGCCAAAGTCAGGGGACAAGGCACTGTTGAAACGTGCCGCAGCAAAAACATTTGATGCTGTCGATCCGCAGGGCACACACAACTATGACAATCTGGTTGCAGAGCATGGGTTGATTGCACCACAGGATACAAGACCAGAGGTGGTGGTCAACATGTCCAACGAAGATATCCGATACATGGGGGCTGTTCGGCGCCGTGGTGAGGATCTTACAAAGCCTCGTATCAGTTTATCTACTATACACCGCATGAAGGGCGGCGAGGATGACAATATTCTGTTGTTGACTGACTCTTCATGGCCGGCGGTGAACAATCCTGAACAAGATGATGAACACCGAGTGTTCTATACCGCTGTTACACGAGCGCGGCATAACTTGCATGTCGTGGAATCACAATCACCATATAGGTACAAGATATGATAAAAAATGATTTTCCCACTTTAGCAAATAAATTTCTAGCTGCTCTTGCAGAACCAAAAAAAGGGATTGCCGGATATCAAGGTGGCAAATATGCGGAATCGAAAAGACGTAGTTCACAGATAGATTTAGCAACATCACAAAAGTTTGTTGTTAGTAATAATCTTGTAGAACATGCATACCTTGCCAGTTTGTCAAAGCCAAAACACTTAGTTGAGATGATGCATCGCGGCATACCTCCATTCAACAATATGTGGATAGAATGGGATGAGGGGTTTAGGGCTAAAATAATTTCACGAGAATTTAAACGTATGGGGTTTTTTGAGGAATACTACAAATTATATCCTGAAAAAATTGGAGAAAACCCACCAGAAGATGCTTTGAAGACTCGCGGAGGAGCCGGACGGGTTGGGTATCACATACGGAAAATAGATACGGCATCAGGCGAACCAGGATATTTTTTTGAAGTCTATTGTGGGTATGAAAAGGATGAACGCTATGGTGACACAATCATGTCTTCACCAATGGGCTTTTTCATAGGTGGGACAGAGTTACATTGGCAACATAAATTAAATGAAGCAGAAAATGAAAAAGAAAGGAAACAAATTTTTGACGATATGTTTTATCAAAACTCTGCCCTTCTAGGTCAATGGTATTCAGGTAAACAAATGTTCTTGGGTGACAGGGCTGATATAAATGAACAGCACTTAATGATGTCCTTTGGAATAGCAAGATCTTCAGCAATGCAATGGTTGGTGCCTGAACATGTGCATGAAAAAGGTTTTGAATTAACAAATGAACAAGCAAATGAGATGATAGAGGCTAGTTTAATGGCATCACAAGGTGATGCTAGATTCTTGATCGCTTTGTTAGGTTTACTTAATTATGATCTTGTTGTTCACGATACAGTCACAACTCCAAAACAAATAGACCATAAATGTTTTGGTCGCGTTATTCCAAAAAGTGAATATAAAGTGGTGACTATTGATCTGCCCAAGCCTCGTGGTAAACGGATATATGAACGTATGTTTACAGGACAAGGCAGTCCTAAACGAGAACACTGGAGACGCGGACATTGGAGATCGGTTAAAGACATCTTTGGTAGAATTAAGAAACGTGTATGGATTGATGAAATGAAAGTTGGCAATCCAAATTTGGGTTCGATCATTCATGATTACGATCTACAGGCTAAAAAACCACAGACAATTGACCTTGAGAATATGGATCCAGAGGGTCAAGCATGATAAAAGTCACTGATTCAGACATCGAGGGCGTTGGTGTTGTCGCCACGCAGG